AAGACTATTAAAAAATTAAAAGATTATTTCGCAAAGCATGACCAGAAACCAAATAGCAATACAACTAAAAAAGATAGCAACCGACCACCGGCAGGTAAGGACGGCAAAGGTCGTAAATGCTGATTATTTTCTACATAATGAGGTAAAAGATGTAGTATATCCCGCAGTCTTCATGACGATGGGCAATAGCACTACGGAGGGTAAAATAAAGACCCATACGGTGCTTGTAACGGTTGCGGATATTGTGCTTCATACTACTGAATTAGAAGTACAGAGTGATATGGAACAGGTGGCGAATGATTTGTTAGGTCAAATAGGATGGGAAAAACAGCCGTGGCGGTTTACCCGATCCACAACCTTTGAATTTTTTGAGGACAAAGAAGCGGATATTTTGGCGGGTGTTGTGTTTAGCATTGATTTAGAAGTTCCGTTTCTTTACGATGTTTGCGACCTTCCGAGTAACTATGAGCTACCGGAAAATGATACGATATTTATAAACCCAAGTCGAATGAGTAAAATAATTGATTTCATAGTTGGTAGCGGCGAGCCGATGGAGCAAGACGATACCGACTTTACAAATAATAGCCTTGTAGTGCCGCCTTTGGTATTTATAGATGGGTTAATTTTGACATATCAGGTAAGGAGCGACAGGCGTTACATTTCATTTAATTCAGGAACTAAAACAATTACAATCCATGGCGGCGTTAATGAAGGAGAGAATGTGCAAATTTATATTTAGTGTATTATTGGTTTTGCTATCCTTTACAGGCAAAGGGCAAACCGTTGATGGGAAGCTTTACACGATATTCAACAACTGGTATCAGTGGAGCGGGGGTAAGTTTAATACTAATTTGAATATCCCGAAGGTTACAGCCACTACCGGACGTGATACTGGCGGCATTCGTTACAGCCTTGCAGACAGTTCGATGTATATTTGGACTGGTAGCCAGTGGCGAGCCGTAGGGTCGTCTTTAGATACTTCGAGCCTTAGCAATAGGATTAATTTGAAACAGAATTTAATTACTTTGACAACCACCGGAACGAGCGGCAATGCTACTTTCAATCAAAGTTCAGGGGCTTTAAATATACCTAATTACTCAACAGATACTTCGAGCCTTAGCAATAGAATTAATCAGCGTGTAAAATATACCGACACGGCGGCGATGCTTTCGCCTTATTTGCGAAGTGCAAATGTTGTAACTCCTACCTTGCAGCAGGTTACAACGGCGGGCAATACAACGACAGATAGTTTGAATGTAATTGATGGAACAAAAAGATTAGCAACTTTAACAAAAGAATTTACAGGGTCAAGTTATTACAGCGGAACTTTACTTTTAAATAGTAATAGCGATAATGACTATCTTAAAATAAATCACAATCGTATTGTAAAATTTAATACAGATTTACATACAATTTGGCTACCTGATTCAACAGGCGTATTAACTCAACGTGTAAAAGTAAACGGAACTACCTACAATACGGATGATAATGGTGTTATTGACTTAGGCACTATCTCAGGCGATACAACTTCATTAAGCAACCGTATAAATGAGCGGGTAAAATATACTGACACGGCGGCAATGCTAAGCCCTTACCTTCGCTCAAGTGTGGCGGCTGCTACCTATCAACCTATTGGCAACACCGACACAGCCACCGTAGTAAAAGCCTACGTCACCAATGCCGAAGCGGTAACAATTACAAAGGGTCAGGTGGTTTATATCTTTGGAGCAAGTGGCGATAGGGCATCGGTAAAACTTGCAAAGAATACAAGCGACACATTCAGCTCAAAGACTTTAGGAATAGTTAGGGCAAATATTGCAGCGGGGCAGGCGGGATGGATTACAACACAAGGTCAGGTAAGCGGGATTAATTTAAGTGCATATAATCCGGGGGATATTCTATGGCTTGATAGCGTCCCGGGTGGGTTTACGGTCACAAAGCCACAAGCCCCAAAACATAGCGTATTTGTTGGTGTTGTGGAAAGGGCAAACGCTGGTAATGGTTTAATTTATGTGAAGCCACAAAACGGAGTAGAATTATCGGAGATACATGATGTTAGGATTACAAATGAAGCAAATAATGATATTATAAGATACAACTCAACCTTAGGTTATTGGGAAAATAAAAATCAGAGTATTTTCGCTTACACGGCGCAAACTACAACATACACCGCTCTCGCATCTGATTATGTTATTCATTGCACGAGCGGGACTTTTACCGTAAACCTTCCAACAGCGGTGGGGGTTCAGGGTAAGGTATATATAGTGAAGAACAGCGGCAGCGGACTGATAACAATCGATCCGAACGGAACGCAAACAATTGACGGGGCTTTGACATATAAGATAGGCGGCAATGAGTCGCTAAAATTAATGAGTACAGGCGCAAACTGGATAACATTATGACAATAGCAAAAATTAGATATGGGGCAGGCTTGCCCGATGATACGGTAGGTTTTGATGGTGACTTTTATTTAGATACCGTTGCAGGTGATTTATATCAAAGGGTGGCGGGTGTTTATACCGTGGCCGCTTTGGGTGGATCTTCCGTTGGTAGTGATTTATATTTATTCAATAACTATTAAAATAAAAAAAGATGGCACAAAATACAAAGCCAGTATTCGCATTATTACCTGAAACGACAAGGGCGGTTATTACAACTGCAACCACTGATAAAAGCGGTGCTACCACTACTAACTTAGTAGAGTTGATTGCGGCTGCAACTGATGGCACAAAGGTTACACGTATCGTTTATAAGCACGTAGGTACATCAACAGCGGGTATCTTCATGGTGTTTATTACAGATACAAGCGGTGCGAATTTAAGGCTTTATGATGAGCAGATTTATTCAGCGGTTACATCATCCAATACCGTTGCAACGGCAGGCGGTACTTTGATTTATCCCGATTTGCAATTAAAGTCAGGACAAAAAATCTTTGTAGGAGCTACAACGGCAAATACTAACATTCACGCTTTCGCATCAAAAGGAGACTTTTAATATGTTTAAAGGATTTAATAATAGGCAGCAGAATGGTTTTCCTTCTTTATCATTTGGCAAAAATGATGAAGCATACAATTTTAATAAATGTATTTTATGGCTTGATGCTGCGTATGGAACAAATACTATTACAAACGGCGCTAATATAAGTTCCTGGGTAGATAAAATAAGCGGTGTTAGATATACTCAAGGAACAGCAGGTAATCAGCCGACCTATGTAGCATCTGATGCAAATTTTAATAATTTACCGACTATTAATTTTGGAACAGCAACTGATAGATTTTTAAACGGCAGTTCAACTTTTGGAATAGGAGCAACTACAATAGCGATAATCATAAGGATGACTGGTAACGCTACTTTAGCAAGCATGATTTTAGGAAACACTACTAATGCTGGATTTGGTGCAAATGGTGCTGGTGCAAGTGTTACTGGTTTTGGGTTTTATGCAACTGGTACTCCATCAACAATATCGGATATTGAAGATACGAGTATGCATATTGTAATTGCGAATAGAAATTTTATAATGGTAGATGGATTAAATGAAACTACTTCTACATCAGTTAATACTTTTAATTTTACCGGGATTGGGTCATCGTTTTCAAACTCACAACCTAATTGTATTATTGCTGAAATTTTAATATATGATTATGAAATGTCCCAAACAGAAGCCATTCAATTATCGAGCAACATTAACGCTAAATACTTAAAATACTAATGATACTGAAATTCAAAACATACGAAGAGGCATGGCAGCTAAATGAAAGGGTAACGGCTGATTGCATTAAAAATAGTGAGTGGAGTGATGGTACAAATAATTATTGCAACCCTACGCAAAATGCAAACGGACAATGGGAGGTGCCAATACTCGATGGATATGAAAAGTATTTTACCCTTGCTGAAATAAGCAGGGCGCAATCTCCTGAGTGGTTCAGCGTACCTACATGGCGTTTGCGTGCTATCCTTGCCGTTGATGGGTTGGAATCGAATGTTACAAATGCCCTTGCAACGCTACCAGAGCCGAATAAAACCTATGCTGAAAGGGCGTGGAATAATGGAAGCACAACGGAAAGAAACAGCCCTACGGTTACAATGATTAAGGCTATACTTAGTCTGAATGATAGTGAGGTTGATGATATTTTTCAACGTGCTGCAAATATCGTGATATGAATGCAAAATTTGAATTTTTGAGCGTGTGGGTTTTGGGTTTGTTTGCAATGCTTACTAAGCATGATGTATTAATTTACATTGCAATTGGTTACAACGTAATTGCAACTATTAAAAACCTCCCCGGAGCGTACAAAAATATTAAAGAATTTAAAAACAAAGTATATGCCAGAATGGTTAAAAAGGATAACTAAAACGGATATCCGCAATATCCTCGCAATTATTATCGTAATCGGTAGTTTTTTACTTTTGTATTTATTGCAGGTGCGACCCATCCCGGAGCAAAATCATGACCTTGTATTAACGGCGGGCGGGTTTATCTTCGGCGGTGCGCTTGCAGGTGTGGTAGGTTTTTATTTCGGAGCTACAAAAGGAGAGAAAAAAAGCAGTGATGCTGAATAAATACATATTGATATTATGCCTTTTCGCATCATGCGCTACGCCTAAAAAGCTGAATCGGTTGATGAATAAGCTACCGGAAGCAGCGGCGAAGGAGTGCGCTGAAAGGTATCCCGTAAAGGAGAGTATCGATAGTATTATTGTAGTGGATTCCGTTGCGCTCAAAAATTATGAAAATGAGTTATTTCTATTATGGAAACAACTCGACAGCGTTTTATCAATCGGATGCGATACCATTACAAAAGTTAAAATAAACGAAATAATCAAAACACTCCCGGCAAAGACTGAAACGAAGGTAATAACCCGCACGGTTGAGAATACAGCAAAGATGGAGGTATTGAAAAATGATTGCGATAAAACAATTAAAAGCCTATCAGAGGCAAATACGCAAAATGTAACGAAGCTGCATCAGTTGGAGTTGAAAATAGAAAAACTAAAACGCCGAAACATATGGCTATGGTTAATCATTATTGCGCTTACCGTCTTTTCTTTTAGAAAACAATTAATAAGAGGTTTATGAATAGAGGAATTGCAATCATTCGCAAATATGAAGGCTTAAGGCTGCAAGCCTATATTTGCCCATCAGGACTGCCAACAATCGGATTTGGTGCGACATTTTATGAGAATGGGTCAAAGGTGCAGATGGGCGATAAAATAACAAGGGAACGAGCTGACCAACTTTTATTCTTTCAGGTGAGTTTGTTTGCAGGCGAAGTAAGGCGTACCGTAAAATCAAACCTAAACGATAATCAACTGGGGGCACTTGTATCCTTTTGCTTTAATGTCGGCGGCGGCGCTTTTAGCCGCTCAACTCTTGCACGCAAAGCCAACGCCAACCCAAACGACCCCACCATTCGCAATGAGTTTATGCGTTGGACAAGGGGCGGTGGCAAAGTGCTTCCGGGGCTTGTTAAGCGGAGGGAAGAGGAGGCTAATCTTTACTATGCGCCAGTCAATTAGATTAAATATTGCAAAGGAATATAGGCTCAAATATGGCATGGAAATGCCAACACTTACACTTGCACGGATATTATATAATGATAATAAAGAATTATATAAAACGATTGATGATGCAAGGTGTTGCCTAAGATATAATGAAGGGAAAAAGGGCAAAATAGATAAAAAAAGGGTAAAAGATAAAAGCCTATTTATGAGTGAAGAACGACCGCGCAATCCTTGGAAACTACCAGAATCAGAGGAAACGATTTATGAGCCTTTTATTATTAAAGCCAAAAAAATAGCAGTCCTTTCCGATGTGCACATTCCTTACCATTCTATTACTGCTTTGTCTGCCACCTTTGATAAAATCGCTATTGAAAAACCCGATGCGATATTACTAAACGGTGATTTTATAGATTTTTATGGGTTGAGCCGTTTCATGAAAGACCCCCGTAAAAGGTCAGTTGCTCATGAGTTGCAAGCGGCACGGGAGTTTTTGGATATACTTAGCAATTTTAATGCGAAAATTTACTACAAGATTGGCAATCATGAGGAACGATATGAGCATTATTTAATGCAAAAAGCGCCTGAGCTGTTAGGGGTGCAGCAGTTCGAGTTGAAGCATCTTTTAGGGCTATATGACAGGAGTATTGATTTAATAGGCGACAAACGCATAATAAAGGCGAATGACTTAAATATCGTTCACGGGCACGAATTCGGGCAGTCTATTTTCAGTCCTGTAAACGTCGCAAGGGGATTGTTTTTAAGAGGAAAGGTAAGCGCAATGCAGGGTCACAATCATAGCGTTTCAGAACACACTGAAAGCAATATGAATGGTGATATCGTTACAACGTGGAGCTTAGGATGCCTTTGTGAATTGAACCCTGCATATTTGCCGATAAATAAATGGTCGCATGGCTTTGCATTTATTGAATTATCAGAAAACGGCAAAGACTTTCACGTTCGTAATTATCGCATTCATCAAGGTAAAATATTATGATTACTGAAATAGCATCCGTGAATGATAACTACGATCTTTGCATAGTAATAGAAACGGCGCTAACTGTTATTACAACACTTGAGGAAGCATCAACAAATACCTATGACGAAGAACAGGAAGACCACATAAAAGCAAAGAAAAACGCCTACAATACGATAAATATAGCCCTAAAAAAGATGCAGAAAATAATAAAGGACTAAATTATTGCTATAAGATTATTTTTTGAATCAAATAAATAAACTACGTTAAAAATATCTTCGTAATATTTTTTAGCAATATTAAAAGCCCTATTCATATCAAGTCCTAATTGAGCAAATGTCATGAACTCATTATAAGATAACATTGGG